CATCAACTTCTGTTACAACTGGTGCTAATGTTTTTTTAGAAAAAAAAGATTTAACATTTTTAGAAGAATATGTTTCTGCGAACACAAGCACAGGATCACCTAAATATTATGCTATGAAAGGTGGAGCAACTGGTAATACTAGTTCTACATCAGGTGCTATTTTACTAGCTCCTGTTCCAGATTCAACATACGAATATCAAATACATTATAATCGTATTCCAGATAAATTAGAAGCGACAGATAATGAAACAAGTTTTATTAGCCTTAACTTTCCAAATGGTTTATTATATGCCTGTTTGGTAGAAGCATATGGCTATTTAAAAGGCCCAGCAGATATGTTACAACTATACGAACAAAAATATAAACAAGAAGTAGAGAGATTTGGAGGAGAACAACTAGGTAGTAGAAAAAGAGACGACTACGCTGATGGCACTATCAGAATACCTGTTAATTCTCCAACACCTTAAGGAATTAAATTATGGCATCAACATTTACAGATCTTGGTATAGAAAAAATGGCAACTGGCGAAAACGCCGGTACATGGGGAACAAAAACTAATACTAACTTAGACATCATAGAAAAATCTATCGCTGGTTATGTAGAGCAAGCAGTAACTAGTGGTGGAACAACAACATTAGCTATTACAGATGGTGATGCAACAGAATCTACATCAGTTGCAAGACACGCCGTTATAAAATTAACAGGTACAATAACAGGAAACTCTATTGTAACTGTACCTAACTCTGTAGAAAAAGTTTACATTGTAACTAATGGAACATCAGGTGCTTATACTGTACAATTTAAAACAGCATCAGGAACAGGTATTACTTTTGGAGTATCAGAAAAAACTACAAAATTAGTTTACTCTGATGGAACAAATCTTGTTGATGCAGGATTTAGTGGAGGTGGAGATTTAGAAGGTACTGAATTAGTTTTAGATGCTGATGGTGATACAACTATTACAGCGGACACTGATGATCAAATAGATATTAAAATTGCAGGGGCTGATGATTTTCAATTTACAGCAAATACTTTTACAGCGCAATCAGGTAGCACAATTGCTGCACAAGCATTAACAGCTACAACAATTACAGCAAGTGGTATTGTAAAAACAGATGATACTACTGAAGCAACTTCTACAACAGATGGATCATTACAAACTGATGGTGGATTATCTGTAGCAAAAGACGCAGTCTTTGGTGATGATGTTAAATTACTAAGTGACTCTGCTGTATTAAGTTTTGGTGCAGACTCAGATATAACTGTTACACATGCAGCAGATACAGGATTAACAACAAACGGAACTTTTCAAGCAACAACTATTACAGCAACAACAGCTTTTGTACCTGATGCATCAGATGGTGCAGCTCTCGGTACTTCAGCATTAGAATTTTCAGATTTATTTTTAGCAGATGGTGCAGTTGTAAATTTTGGTGATGACCAAGAAATAAAACTTACACACGTTGCTGATACAGGATTAACTTTAAAACATACAGCAACTGCTGATGATAAACCAGTATCACTTACTTTACAAACAGGTGAAACAGATATTGCAGCAAATGATGTAATTGGTAAAATAGATTTTCAAGCACCAGACGAAAGCACAGGGACAGATGCAATTTTAGTTGCAGCTGGTATTGAAGCAGTATCAGAAGGTGACTTTAGTTCTTCTTCAAATGCTACAAAATTAAGTTTTAAAACAGGTGCTTCAGAAGCTGCTGCTGAAAAAATGTCTTTATCATCTGGTGGTAATTTAACTATATCAGGAGATCTTACAGTATCAGGTGATGATATTACTATGGGTACAAATACTGCAGGTAATTTATTGATTGCAGATGGTACAAACTTTAATTCAATAGCTGCAGGTAGTTTATCAGAAATTTCTACAGTTGCAAATGATGATGTTTTTATAGCAGTAGATACTTCGGGCGGTGGACTTAAAAAAATTGCCCGATCAGCAATTGTAGCAGGACTTGCTACATCAGGTGCGATATCAAATCTTGTTGAAGATACTTCACCTCAATTAGGTGGTGATTTAGACACTAACTCTGCAAACATTTTAATTGATGATGCACATTTTATTGCAGATGAAAATGGTAATGAACAAATAATATTTCAAACAACAAGTTCAGCAGTTAATCAATTTGATGTAACAAACGCTGCATCAGGTGGCGCTCCGCTATTATCAGCAACAGGTGGCGATTCTAATATTGATTTAGATATATCAGCGAAAGGTACAGGTCATGTAACTATTAAAGGTGATACTAATCCAGGCACTATTCAATTTAACTGTGAACAAAATAGTCATGGGGTACAAGTAAAAAGTCCTGCACACTCAGCAGGTAGTTCAGCAGTATTGACTTTACCTACTGCGACAGGAAATTTAATTGGAAGTGGTGATACAGGAACTTTACCTGTAGCAGCTATTGATATAGATGGTGCAACAGATATTGGTGCAGCTATTGTAGACGCAGATTTATTTATAATTGATGATGGCGCTGGTGGTACAAATAGAAAAACTGCAGCATCAAGATTAAAAACTTATATTGGTGGTGGTGCAGCTGATGATATTTCAGTGGGAGATGCAGCAGTTACAATTGGTAATGGAAGCACAAATGCTGATGTTACATTAGACTCAGGAGCAGATGTTGTAATTGATGCAGCTGGTGGAAATGTAGAATTTAAAGACGCTGGTACACTACAATTAGCTTTAGACATGGATGGTACATCAGGTGTTCAAATTATTAAACTTGGAGTTGATTCTGATGATTTAGTATTCCAACAATACGATGGCAATGAAGTTGTTCGTATAGCCGATGACAGAAGATTATATTTTTTTGATAAAGGTGGAGAATATATTGTTGGAGATGGAACAGATTTAAGTATTGTATCAGGTAATGATATTAATATTCCAGCAAACGTTGGGTTAACGTTTGGTGATGATGGTGAAAAAATTGAAGGCGATGGCACAGATTTAACAATTGCAGGAAACAATATTAATCTTACAGCTACAGCAGATGTAGTTATTCCAGCAAACGTTGGGGTTACTTTTGGTAGTGGTGAAAAAATTGAAGGAGATAGTACAGATTTAACTATTACATCTGGTGCTAAAATTAATTTAACAGCAACATCTGATGTACATATTCCAAACGATGTTGGAATTGTTTTTGGTGGAGCTTCAGAAAAAATTGAAGGAGATGGTACAGATTTAGTTATTAGTGCCAACAACTTAACAGTTGATGCAGCAGCAGATATTATACTAGATGCTGGTGGAAACGATTGGAGTTTTAAAGCAGGTGGAACAGAAGTTTTAAAAATTACTAATTCATCAAGCGATGTAATTATTAAACCTATTGTTGATGCTAAAGATATTATTTTTCAACAAAGAGATGGTACAGAAGTTGCAAGAATTGAAGACAACGCAACATTTAATGTTTCATCAGCTGGTAAATTTGCCTATGCAGGCACTGCTGTCACAGCAACTGCTGCAGAATTAAATTTATTAGACGGAGGAACTTCTGTTGGTGGTTCTATTACACTTGCTAGTGGAGATGGTTTTGTTGTAAATGATGGTGGAACAATGAAAACTATTCCTGCTAGTGATGTGGCAACATTTGCTGGTGGTGGTAAGATTCTTCAAGTGGTTTCAACTAGATCAACTTCACATTACACAACAACCACAGCAAGTTATCAAGATTGCGCAAATTTTAATGTAGACATAACTCCATCTGCAACATCAAGTAAAATTTTAGTTTTGGTTAATGTTACAACTGCCAATACAGTAGAACCAAGTTCTGCTGGAACTTATGTTACTATTTTCAGAGATACTACAAATTTAGGTGCTAATGGTTTTATTTATCACGCAAATGCTTCAGGTACTTCTTACTATGAAAGTCAAACTGGTGCGTTTCATTATCTTGACTCTCCGAGCAGCACAAGCGCACTAAATTATAATATTAAATTTATGACAGGTGGCGGTGGTGAAAGTAGAACAGCAAATGTAGGATTTAATAATTCTTACACAAATATAACAGCAATAGAAATAGGAGCATAATGGCAATAACATCAGAACAAATAGTAAGAGCAATAAAAATAATTAATGCAGATGCAACATTTACTTTTGCTGATGTTGATTTAGATACACTTGTTTGGACAGGCGATACAACAGCTATTTCTAAATCAGCTATTGAAGCAAAATTAGATCAAGCTAAAAATGAAATGGATGCAGAAATTCAAACTAGAATAGATAAAAAAGCATCAGGTAAACAAAAGTTAAAAGATCTTGGTTTAGATGATGACGAAATCAAAGCATTAACAGGAGCATAAAACATGTTGCAAAAAGTTAAATTTGCGCCTGGTTTTAACAAACAAGTCACATCAACGGGCGGCGAAAGTCAATGGGTTAATGGTGATAATGTTAGATTTAGATATGGTTCACCTGAAAAAATAGGAGGTTGGGCTCAATTAGGTTCTGTTGACATTACAGGACGTAATACAGCTATTCATCATTTTGTAAATACATCAGGAATTAAGTATGCTGTGCTTGGTACAAATAGAATTTTATACGCTTATTCAGGCGGTATATTTTATGATATTCATCCAATTAAAGCAACAACAACTTTAACAAGTGCATTTTCTACAACTAATGGTTCAGCAACTGTTACAATAACTTTTTCATCAGACCACAATATAAATAAAGGTGATATTATTTTATTAGATAATTTTTCATCTATTACTAATTCTAATTTTGCTTCTTCTAATTTTGACGATAAAAAATTTCAAGTTGCAACCATACCATCGACTACTACAATAACAATTACAATGGCTTCTAATGAATCAGGATCGGGTGCATCGACATCTGGCGGTATTAGAGTAAAACACTATTATCCAGTAGGAGTAGCTTTAGAAGTTGCATCAACTGGTTGGGGACTTGGTCAATGGGGTGGTACAGTATCTGGAACATTTACATCAACTTTATCTTCAGGAATTAATACATCTGCTACAACTTTATCTATGGCAAGCGCATCTTCTTTTCCATCTTCAGGAACAGTTCAAATTGATCAAGAATTAATTACATACACAGGCGTAAGTGGTAATGATTTAACAGGATTAACCAGAGGAGCAAACGGTACAACTGCAGCATCACACTCAAGTGGTGACACGGTAACTGATTCTTCAGACTATGCTGGTTGGAACACAGCTGTATCCGGTGATGTTATAACTTCACCTGGTATATGGTCATTAGATAATTTTGGTAACAAACTTATTGCAACTATAACAGGAGGTGAAAGTTTTGAATGGGATTCAAACCCAGTTACAGCTAACAGCACTAGAGCAACTATTATAGCAAGTGCACCTACGGCATCAGAATTTAGTTTAGTATCAACACCCGATAGACACTTAATATTTTTTGGAACAGAAACTACTATTGGAACAAAGTCAACACAAGATCCAATGTTTATAAGATTCTCGTCTCAAGAAAATATAAATGAGTACACACCAACATCAACTAATACTGCAGGCACACAAAGACTCGCAGATGGATCAAGAATTGTTGGAGCAATAAGAGGTAGAGATGCAATCTACGTTTGGACAGATACTGCATTATTTATTATGAGGTTTGTAGGTACACCATTTACTTTCTCATTTCAACAAGTTGGAACTAACTGTGGATTGATTGGTAAGAATGCAGCTGTTGAAGTTGATGGTTCTGCATATTGGATGTCAGAAAATGGTTTCTTTAGATACACTGGTAAATTAGAATCATTACCGTGTTTAGTTGAGGATCATGTTTTTGATGATATTAATACAATTCCAAAACAACATATCAATGCAGGATTAAATAACTTGTTTGGTGAAGTCATATGGTTTTATCCTAACTCTGGATCAGGCACAGTTAATAGAATGGTTGCATATAATTATCTAGATTCAAGTAGCGAGCGACCAGTATGGACTGTTGGCACATTAGCAAGAACCGCGTGGCGAGATTCTGCTGTATTTGGTAAACCGCATGCAACAGAATATGATGAAGATGGTACAACAGCTGCAACAGATGCTAATCACGTTATTGGTTGCACTGATGGTGTTTCTACATATTTTGAACATGAAACAGGGTTAAATCAAATTAAAGAAGGAGCAACAACTGCGATTACAGCATCAATTGAATCTGGAGATTTTGACATTGGCCAACAAGGACTTGCTGGTGATGGTGAGTTTATGATGAAAATAAGAAGAGTCATACCTGACTTTTTATCACAAACGGGGGACGCGAGAATAACATTAAACTTAAGAGACTTTCCAAATGACACCGCAGCTAGTTCAACGCTTGGTCCTTTTACGGTCACATCAGGTACACAAAAAATTGACACACGAGCAAGAG